GTAGCCACAGTGTTAGTATTTGTTTGTGACACGTTTTGTATATCGTCAGTAGTTGCAGAACTAGAGGCAACAGTAAGTGTTTGTCCTGCACCTAGTGTAGTTTTAGTACTATAAGCAGTACTTTTTACAGACCATGTGACAGTACTAATAGTAGCACTACCAAGAAAACGTGACCAATCTACACTGTAATCTAGTTGTTCATCAGGGTCTTTATTAGGCCAACGAAAACTCATGTTTAATCCTCAGTTGCATATACAGTTCGTTCTGCAGATGTTGCTTGTCGTTCTACAAAAACTATTCTATTCTCTTGTGGTATTCTTACTGTCCTGTTTGTGTCAAAAGCAGGAATAAACACCAATCTATTCTCATCGGGTATACGTACAGTTCTGGATGCTGAAGTAGACATTACGCTGCCTCTGCTATATATACTGTGCGTTTACGGCTATACTGCTCTCTTACAGCTTGGAAGTCAAATACTACTGCAGTTGTAGTTATTGTACCTATTGTAGCTGTAGCAGGTACTGCAGTTATATGTTCAACAACATGTACAGTTACACTGTTTACTGCACTTGTAGCACTTACACCAGTAATGTCTTCTGTTGTTTGTGCTTCTATCTCGCCAAGTGTTGTAGTACCTTGAACACCAACTAAACTTACAGAAAAACTAACAATTGGTTGTACTGTACCAATAGAACCTGTAGCACTTACACCTGTAATATCTTCTTGGATATTTACAGATACAGAACCTATTGCACCCGTTGCTGATACACTAGTTAATGCTTCATCTACTTTTTCTTCTAGTGTATTTACTGTACCTGTAGCAGATACCCCAGATATTTTTACAGTAATCTTAGGTTCAACAGTACCTACAGAGCTTGTAGCACTTACACTATTAAGAACTTCTGTAGGTTTTTCTTCTACAGTATTTACTGCACCTGTAGCTTCAACACCTGTTAATGTTACAGTGTTACTAATTGTTACAGTATTAATTGTACCTGTGGCTAATACGCTGTTTAGTGACTCTAGTACATTAACCGTAATAGTGTTAATTGTACCTGTAGCAGATACACTATTAAGTCTTTCAGATACATCAATTTCAAAACCACCAGCAGATACAGATTCAATAGTACCAGTGACCGAAACTCCTACTAATGCAACATTAGGTTGTACAATTCCGTATCTAGCAGAACCGTATACACCTATGCCGTAAAGTGCATCAGAGGAGTCATAAAAAGACATATCTATGCGATACGAATAACCGCATTAGAAGCATCTGCAGCAGGGAACTCAATAGTAAGATCACCTGCAGTAGCACTTACCGTACCACCAAAATCAATTACAGCAATAGCTTTATTTGACTGACCTGCATTATAGATAATACAACCGTCTGCTGAGGTTGTAACATCTGCAAATACTTCATCTGCAAAATCTACAATAGCTGTAGAGCCTGATAAACTAATTGTTGCAGAGTCTAATACTTGACCACCTGCGCTGTAGTTTGTTCCTGATGCTTCGTCAGAATTACCTGTAACATCTGAATAGTTAGTTGTAGAAGCATTATATGTTCCCGAAGGAGATGCTTTAATTAGTGCAAGTTTAATACTGTCGGTATCTAAGTCATGGATACCACCAAGTAACTCTTGTTTAAAACTGTTGCACATTGCAGTTGTAATAGCCATGATTTGGTTCCTTTATATACAAGTATAGGTGGGCCACAAGTAAGCAGCCCACCCAATAATTTAGTTATGCAAGTGTGTCACGATCTACTTCATTAGCAGCAGTGTCACCTTGTGAACTTACGTCCATCATTACCGCATAAACACGAAGTTTACCTGCAGTAAACGAAGCACCTGATCCACCAAAGATTACGTCAATGGTATCATCAGATGCAGATACAGTGTCTCCAGTAATAGAAACACTTGGAGCATAAGCACCATCAGCAGCACCGTCGATGTCAAATGATGCAACAAACTCGTCAACATCACCACCTACAAAACCTACAGTTACTGTAGCATCTGTACCTGTGTTCATAGTTGCTGATTCAACAACTTCAAGACCACAAGCCATAACTTTGTGACCAGCAGGAATAGTGATAGCTTGAACTGAATCCGTAGAAGACGGATCAATAGTTGTAGCTACGATGTCAAGAGTGTTCTCGACCATGTAAGGGTTACGACCACGCTGAGAGTTACCAGACGCTGCCTTTAGAAGTGAAGTAATGTTAGCCATGTTTCAATCCTCCCTTATGCCAAGTGATACTTAGCGTTCACAAGAGCTTCTGGACGAAGGATCTTGCGACCATATAGATGCATACCCCGAACAATGTCAGCGAATGAATCTGGATCACGATATGTTTCAGTTTTGTTGATCTGCTCTGCAGTTGCAACGGCTGAATCGTGTCCTGCAACAATCATACCATAGTTAGTAGATGAGTTTGTTCCTGTGAAAGAAGGACCAGTACCTACTGATGGCAGATTGTTTGAAGTGTATACACGGAAACCATGAATGTTTGTTCCGATTTGACCATTCTGCAATCCAGAACCACCAAAGTCAGCGTTAAACAAACGTGAGTCTTCGTCTTTTAACAACTCCATAAATACAGGGTCTACTACCAACCAACGGCCTTGAGTATCCACATTTTGTTGATCCAACAAACGTGACATACGTGCAATAACTGTCAATGGGAAAGTATCACCAACGGCAGGAGTTGAGTCAGTTGCTCCACCTGTACGTGGCTGCAATGCCAAAGCATCACCTGCTGAACCACCGAAGTCTGCTGCATCAATTTTCATTGAAGACAACAGTTCGTCAGTACCTGCAGTAGATACAGCAACAGTACCATTAACAGTTGTGTTTACTGTGTCAGGTGTACCGTGTAGTGCAGACTGTTTAAAGCCTGTCAAGTAACCAAGTACGTCTTGGTCAAACTGATCACCCAAACGATAAGCAGCACGATCTGACGCAAGGCTTTGGAAATTGACGTGACTATGAGCTTCTTCAATATCATCGACTTTGAAGGCAAAGTAGTTAGCTTTATCAATTGTCAATGAAAAATCTTCATCGTCAAGATCCTGTGGTGTAATAGTTGTACCACGCTCATATGCTTTAACGGTGATCTCAGGTTCTTTAATAATTTTAACTGAGTCGCCCATTGCAGAAATTTCTCCGAAATAATCAGAGTTAGTAATTGCTTCACAGACAGATGCTTTGCGGAACGCAAGTTGCACCTGTTTGCTATAAATAACTGGTGAGAAATTACCGTTAGGTAAGTTACCATAACCAGCAGCGGATGAAAATGCCATTTTAATTCTCCTTAGCATAATATCACAGATGCAAACGACCAATGACTTAAACAGAGGCTAATTCTACTAGGGTGCGTTTATTAGAAAGTTGGCCTACCTTCTAGTAAAACGGGCCACGAGACATTAGGTTGTCCGAAAGCGTGTATTGTTGTTTGCGGAAGTTTAGTTAATTAATAGTGCGGGTAACTGTAGTTAGTACCTAACAGGGCCGCACTATCCATTGTACATATAGTTATATCATAAATATTCTATATGTCAATACCTTTATCTAGCAGAGCCAGACATATCATAAACAAATTTACCAGTACGAATAGATTCCATAATAGCCTCTGACATTTTTTCATATTGTTGAGGTGACATTTTAGCTACATCACTTTCTCTAAATGTATCACCAGTACTATTAGTATCTGGTTGACTTCTGCTATTACGGGTATTTACTGAACGTGCAGCATCTTTACTATTAGAAGGTTTCTTAGTTCTAATGTTTTTATCAGATTTGTAAAGGTCAATTGCTCTACTTGCTGAACGTGCATCATTATCATTTTCGTATAGTGCATCTTGTACCCACTTAGGCTGTTCTTCTGCCCATTCGTGAAACTCATCACTATTACGTATTTCACCAAAGTCTGGGTGTGCCGCCATTAATTCTGCTTCTGCTTTTTCACGAGAAGCTGTAGCTCTCATTTCATCAATTTCTTTTACACGATCTTCTAGTCCTGCAGATTGTTCTTTAGCCTTTTTAATTGCAATTGTTTCTACAATGGCTGCTACGTCAGGATATTTTTTTGCCCATGCCTCAATGTCTTCATCAGACTTAGGTAACTTAATTTCTTTTTGGGAGACTTGTTTAAGTTGTGTTTCAATAGTATTAAACTTATCGGCCCATTCTTTTTCTTTTTCTTGCATATGTCGGCGCAAGTCACCATAACGTTTTTTAAAACTTTTTTCTTCTGCATTAGCTGGTTCAGCTTCTTGTGGTTCCTTTACGTTTTCATCTTTTTGTTCTGCAATAAGTTGTTCTAATTCTTCTTCTTCCATCTTGCGTTTTTCATCATTACTATATTTACGATTAGCAAACGCTACTTTTGTTGGTGCTTTTATTTTTTCAGACATAATTGTATCGGACATTTTTAGTTCCTTTTCTGGGGCCACCGTAGCCTAGTGTTGGTAGGGGGATGAGTAGCCAGACAAATGTAGCAGATTACTTACGTGCTGCTAAACCACGTTTTTTTGAGGTAGCCTTCTTTTTAGGTTTAGGTTTACTTGCTAAACCACCTTTACTAAAACCACCACCTCTTTGTACTTTAGATGCGTAAGTTTCTACATTTCCTGTTGGCGTACTTACACTACGAGCACCCCCTGATGTTGGTGCAGATACACCTTCACTTTTAGCAACACTTGCAGCAGCAGATTTTCTAGCTGCTTCCATTGCTCTTTCTGCTCCACTAGGACCACTGTCCCTAGATTCTCGTCTAGGTGCTGTAGTTACAGTAGGCGCAGGTGTAGTTACTGCAGGTGTAGTTACTGTAGGTGTTTGTGGTTGACTTGTAACTGCTGCCGCCAATGCGGGATCAACTTGACCAGCCTCAAAACCAAGAGGTGCACCACCTAGACCTTCTAAAAATTCAGGTTCAAAGGCTGCTTCTCTTTGTTCTTGTCTGTCTCTAGTCATAGCTTTCATTGCAGTTTGAGCCATAGTTAAAGGATCTGCACTATCTTCTTCTTCTGGTGGTTGATCTTGCAACGCCCTAAATGCAGCGGCACCTTGTTCTGCAGACCTTCTTGCGGCAGCTATAATTGGATCAATAGGAACTTCTGTTGTTACACCACTTTTAGCCGCATCTAATGCTTTTTGAATTATAACAGAAGCTGTTTCTGCAGCATTTGGTTCTTCAGGAGTTCCAGCAACTATACGTGCAATTTCTTCAGCCGTGAGCGTTTTAGTTGTTTCTGGAGAAACTACAGAAGTTTCGCCCAGTACGCTAGTATCACCAAAAGCAGCTTCTTCATAGCCAGACTGTACATAGTCTATACCTTCTTGTACTGAAGTTTTATCTAAAATAGTAATAGTAGGTTCTTCACCTTTTTGGTCTGGTCTTTTAGGTGGAGCAATACCTGCAGCATCACTGACACTATTTTTTATAACTTCTTTTTCTTCTTCTGGCGTTAAGCCTAATGCTTTTGCTACACCTTTAACAGCAGAACCAAGAATACCTAATAAATCTATATCAACAATACCTTTACCTTTACCTTTAGTTTTTTCTTCAAGTCCAGTAAGGGAATCTTTTAATTTTTTTAATTGTCCCGCATCTGACATTTTTTTAACAAAAGCTTTATCCTTTAATAGTTCATCTAGTTTTGTTAAAGTCTGTTTTTCATTTGCTTTAGTTGCAGCATAAACCATAGCACCAAGTGCAGGATTAAGTACCGCAGCAAGCCCTGTCATTACACTACCTGCTGGACCTTGAATTTTATTAACTTCATTTACAATAGCTTCTGGTGTAGCTTCATCCCAATTAAATGGTGGAGGTGGAGGTGTAGGATCGTCATCTCTACCACTACGAGTGACTTGTGTTGTGGGTACTGTAACTTCTCCTTCAGGTGGCGTTGTACCTTCAGCAGGATCTTGTCCTTCTTCATAAGGTACATATCCTGCAGGTATTTCACTAATAGGTTCACCCTGATAAAACTTAAATGTTCTAATGTCACCAGTTTCACGATTAATGTACTTTACGTCGAGATAAATATCTTCTACAAATTGTTCTGCTTCTACTCTAGGTGTTTCTCTACCTGTAACAGTTTTACGAGTTACGCCCTGCCCAACAAATTTAGGCATGTATCCTGACGTAGGCTGACTAGGTGCAACTTGTGTATTTTGATATGTGGGTGGTGTAAACGCACTAGCGGGTGCTTGATATTGATATGGATTAATAGGAGCACGATTGGCATACATAGAAGGCTGATAACCAGCAATACCTGTAGCAGGTTGCTGTTGTTGTTGCCCTACATATGTACCTTGTTGTGCATGTAGTACGCCACCTTTATACTTTTCTTGTGGTTCTTCCATTGGGCCACCAACAATAATAAGGTCAGCCATTTCAAAAGGCATGTCATCTTCCATAGTAGCTTCGTCACCATTACCCATTTGGCCCATAGCTTCCATTTTCTTTAAACCCATTTTAGCATCTTGACGCAACTGCATTAATTTGTCAAGTCCAATATAACGTGTTACATCTTCTGGAAATATAAACTCACCCTCACTAACCATAGCAGGGATGTCATCACGTACACCTTTTTTAGTTCCACCTATAGGAACTTCATTTCCAGATACTTCATCTACTGTGCCACCCTCATCTCTGAGGCCACCGTCTTCAAAAAGTTCCATTTGATCTTTCATAGGAGTACCACCTTTATTAAACTCAAAAGAATTACTACGGCTTTGTGCAGCCTCAATAGCTTCTTCTAATTCATCGTGTATGCTAGTAGGCTTTATCAAACCTTTATCTAACAGTTTTATTAATTGATCTTCAGAGTATTGTTTGCCGCCATGTATAGTAGGAATATTAATCCACTTATCTTTATATTCAAAAGTTGTAGATTTTTCAGATACCATTTCACCTTCAGGTGTTTCATAAACATCTCTACCTGTTTGTGTTTGTTTACCTGTCTTTTTTCCTACATCAGCCATTCTTTAATACTTCATCTCTTAATAGTTTTAATCTACGCAACTGATATATAGCGCCCTGTGACCTATACATAACTTTATCATTGTCTGTTTGTTCCATAGAACGATGCTGTTGCGCTATAAGTTCATCTATGTAATTACTGAACTGGCCCCATTGCTGCTGATTGTTCACCAGCCCCTTGAGCTTCTTGAGGTGCTCCTTGTCCTTGTGCATTTCCACTGAATCCTTGTTCATTAGGGGTTGGTGCTTGACCTGTACCTATAGTACCGCCACCTGCACCTGTTGGATCTGCTGGGTTAGCTCCTGCTGGTCCAGCTTGTTGAGGTTGTTGTTGCTGAAACTCTTTCATAATCTCAGCTTGTATTGCTGCTTCAGACATATCGTTAGTAACTTTATCAGGATCAAGATCAAGTGACTTAGCAATTTCCCGAATGATATATTGAAACTTAGCAAAAGGTGCAAGAGCAGGACTTGAAGCAACTTGCATAAACTGCATAAGACGTTGACTGCGTACTTCATTAGCCATAAGGCTTTCAGTGCCACGTGCTTTAACTTCAAGATCACCTTTAATCTCAGGGTCAAAGTCAAACTGCATATTAAATCTAAAGAAACCTTCACCCAATGGACGAAGTAAATAATCATCTACATTCTTGATTACATTCTTTATACCACCTTGTGCGGCACCCATAAGCATAGAAATGCCAGAAGCAGTACGACCCACGCCACTGACCCCTGTTTGACCATGAGCGAAAGATGGAAATCCAGTTGACTCATCTGCTAATACTCTTGCTTTATCAAATAGCTGCAAGTTTTCTGCAGCAACATTAGGAAACTTAGTTCCAAAGATAGCTTGCCCCGGTGCACCACCTTGGCGTCTAAATACTTTGCCGGGATATACTGATAGGTCTTGACCCGGTACTAAATTAGTTTCATCAACTTCAATTAAAAGATTACCAGATAATACAGCATTGTCAACAGCCATTCGCATAAAGCCGTTCATTAATGTTTGTGTATCATCCATATTTTCCGCAATACCTACACCAAAGAATGAATATGGGTTTAGCTCATAGGGTACTGCCATGTAAGGAATACGTGCAGGTTTAAATGGATTAAGTACCATACGCAGTAGCTTACCATTACATA